AAGAAGGCTTCGTCAAACCCTATTGAACACATCCGAACACTCTATGGAGCGGCCAAGCCTAACGAGAGGGTTAAGAAGGAGCGAGAGCGCCTATACTACAGGTACATCCAAGAGGGTGGCTTGAGGCCCATAGGCGACAAGGCCCTTAAGATGCTTATCGAGGGGGATGACCCAGGCCCGGAGGCGCGGGGAGCTAGGCCGCTACAGCGCCATGAGGGTCTTGCATCTGCGGAGTCGTCCTACGTGAACCCGCATGGGTTTGAGGCTGTACCGGGGAGAACGGGTTATGGGGTTTCCACAAAGGAGGACAATAGGCTGCGTTGGATCAGAGAGCGTAAGAAGGTCATAGAAGAGTATATCGATGCTAGCCTGAGAGGCGAAAAGCCCGATTTCTGGGACGTAGAGTTCGGGCCCCGATGGAGCCCGAAAACGCAGTATGTAAAACATGCCCTCAAGAAGGGCTCCGGGGGTGGGGAGTACAGCGGGGTGACTGATATTGAAAGAGAGGTGGTGAAAGACCTGGATAAGCTTATCGAAGAGGAGCTTGGCTCATCGCAAAAGAAACACGAGCTTCTGCAAGAGGCGAGGTTTCGCGGAGACCCAGACGAAGAAGAAAAAAGGGACGCTCTCCACAGCAAGAGGATGGGGCGTCGAAAAAAGATGTACGACAAGTTGCATGAAAAATACGGGTGGTATGACGATGACTACTCAAGCAAAACACCTCCAGACCTGTTTCTCCACTAATCCTTAATCTAGGTAGGAACCAATGCCTAAAGTAGACGACAAAGAGTACCCATACACCGAAGAGGGTGTGGAAGAAGCTAAGGCTGAGGCCAAGAAGTCTGGGAAGAAGGTCAAGTACCACAATCCTGGGCCTGAGAAAGATGATGTGCGTCGCGCTGCGGAGGGGTTGCTCTCTCGGCTGCCTGAGATGATAGGTTCTGAGAAGATCGCGGGCATCTCGGTGAGCTTGATGTTCGAGCCGAAACATAAACAAAAGAAGGAACGCAAAGATGAGCGTAAAAAGAAGTGAGATAGTCGTTGTTATGGGTCAGACTCCGGCAGCCCTTCTTGCCGCAGAGACCCCGCCGCGCATACAGTCACCGAAAAGCGTGGCAAGTGGCGGAAATAACCTTTATCTGCCCATCACACTAGGGTCTGGTGCAAGCGCTAGCGGACAGGCTTCTGTTGCCGGTCAGTATTCTGAGGGAATCGTCGAGACTTTGATCTTTGGCATAACCGGGACACTCACGATGGACGTTCAGACAAGCGCTGGTCCGGGTGTGTGGGTCTCTATCTTGGCCGCCCCGGCGACTTACACCACTCCTGGCCTGAAAAGATCAACTGTCTCTGCGTTCGGAGGCCATATGCGCGTTGCCTACTCGATGAGCGGGGGTGCGCCAGATACCGTTAGCATGACGGGCGTCGTGGACTTTAAGGAGTAAGCAATGGCCGACAACTGGATTGGCGAAATTGGGCTCAAAAAGGGCGCGTTGCGTGACGAGCTGGGCGTAAAGAAGGGTGAGAAAATCCCCAAGACCCTGCTACAGGACAAAAAGAAAGCGCTTGAAGCAAAGTCGAAAGAGGGCGACCTATCGAAGAAAGAGCTGCGACTTTTGCGCCGCATTAATTTGGCAATCACCTTCTCAAAGATGAAAAAATGAAAGAAAACCATGTGGCATCAATCGGAGAGTTAGAGGAGCTTCCCGCTCCAAAGCTCATGACGAGCAATATCTTTCCAAAGGAAGCGGTTGAGGGCGTTATGGCCGAGATGATCAACCAGATAAAGGCTTCCTTGGATGTTGTGGTGTTTGGTGACGAGCAAACGAAGCTAACCAAGACACAGAATGTAAAGGCGACCTATCAGATCGTCGGAGAAGAGGTTCAGCACACCGTTGAGCTTCTTAGGGACTATACGAACGCCTCATTGACGCCTAAGCACCGTATGTGCCGCGCCATAATGAGCGAGTTCCTTGACAGGCTTGGGCGCATGGATGTTCGCGAGGCGAAGGCATCCCACAGCAAGCACCTCATAGCGTTTGCTAATGAGTTGGTTGAGTTCCTGAGTGTTTTCCACAACGTCCTGAAAGACAAGTCGCTAGATGATACCAGGCGTGGCCTTACCATGGATTACTGTGGGTTTGTGCCTGGTGCCAATGGGGGCCTGCACTAATGAAGGGTCGGGACCGTTTGATAAAGGAAATCAAGCGGTGTGCCGCAGACTTCGACTATTTCAGCAAGAAGTACCTCAAGATAGTCGACAAGAACGGTAGGATGATCTTGCTTAGGCCCAACAACGCCCAGCAACTTTATCTTGAGGCGGATAATCAGAACCCGTGGGTGTACATCTTAAAGGCACGTAAGCTTGGGATGACGACGGTCATTGCGGCTTACAACTTTTGGTCCGCGCTGTTTACCAGGAACTATTCAGTTCTTGTATTGGCCCACACAGACTTGGCGGCTAAGGGGATATTTCAGATTTATAGGCGGTTCTACGACAACCTTCCTGAATTCCTTCAGTTCGAGTGGACCCTCCTCAACAAGCATGAGTTGCGGTTCAAGCATGGCGGGTACATCAACGCCGCTACTGCTGGCAGCGAGAGTGCCCGTGGGCAAACCTACCAGTCCATCCATTGCTCTGAGTTTGCGATGTATGAGGACATTGAGTCTCTCATTGCTTCCGCCCTTTCTACGGCTGGAAACAACGCTCGCGTCGTGCTTGAAACCACAGCTAACGGTCTTAACGAGGCCCACAAGATTTGGACAGACGAGAATGGATTCGAGAAGTTATTTATCAGTTGGATGGATGCAGAGGACACCAAGCGTTTCACAAAGCCCAAGTGGGTTCCTAAGCAGATCACAGAGTTGGCATCATCTTACAAGCTATCGAAGCAGCAGTTATACTGGGCTGCTGAGACATTTGCTACGAAGTGCGCGGCCAACTGGAATACATTCATGCAGGAGTATCCTCCCGAGGCGCACCTGGCATTCATCACAAGCGGCAAGAGGTTCTTCAATCGTTCTTATCCCCATGTGAAGTCCACACCTGGGAAGAGGACATATCAGGAGCCTCTGAAGTTCCGTGCGTATGTGATGGGTGTTGATGTGGCTTCAGGGTCTGAGCATGGGGATTACTCGGCCTATTGCATGCTCGACTGCACAAACAGGAGAAAGCCTGAGATAGTGAGTGTTTTCTATGAGAAGGTGGCTCCTGCCGAGTTTGCAGAAGAGGTTCTTAAGGAGGCGGAGAAGTATCATGCTCTCGTATGCGTGGAGTCCAACTCCTACGGGCTGAGTGTCATCGAGTACCTCATTGGGAAAGAGTATGTGCATATGTACCGAAGGGTTAAGTATGACTCTGCGAGGAATCGATATACTGAGAACCTTGGTTTCAACACCAACAAGTCCACTCGATCTGTCTTAATGGCTCGTATTCAGGAGTATATAAGTCGCGAGTGGCTGCGTCCGATCGACTCAACGCTCCAGTCCGAGATAAACTCCTTTGTTTTCTCTCGCACTGGCAAGCCGGAGGCAGAGTCTGGCAAGCATGATGATTTGATCATGGCAACTGCGCTTGCTCTTGTTTCTATGGATCAGGTAGATCCTGAAGAAGAAGTTAAATCAAAGGACGCCCCAGCTAATCTAGCGGAAATGTTGCAGTTTGAACTGCAAACGGGAAGGCTATATAGCAAAAACGAACACCTATTCGATCAGGATCCTCTGCTCGATAAACCCTTGGCAGAAGCGCCCCTTTCGGGCGGGTTGCCTCGATTTTAATCGTCCACGGACGTAAAAAGGAGAGTGAGATGAGCAAGTTCTTCGACAGCGAAACAGTTGGGAAAATTGACGATATGCTTCAGGGCAATCAGCCAGAAGCACCAGAGCAAGAAGACCAACTGGCTGAAGATGTTATCAAGTCCGAAGCTGATGAGGACGTAAAACAAGAAACAGAAGCAAGCGACGTACAGGAAGAGGTTGGCGAAAGCGATACAACAGAGCTAGAGCCTACGGACGAACCACAGCAAGAGCTGTCAGGACTCAACGATGACGGAGACGTTAAAGAAGGGTCACATCGAGTTCCGTATAACCGATTCAAACAGGTCATAGAGGCGAGAAACCAATTACGTTCAGAGAGGGACCAACTCACCTCGCAGGTTTCTGAGCTTTCAAAGCAGATGCAGCAGTTCCAACAAGCCCCTAGGCAAGAACAGGCAGAGCCGAGAGAAACTCAGATTACGCACGGCGAAGCGAATATGCCAGACTTTCTGACTGAAGAAGAGCAGGAGTACTTCACGGGACTCCAGCAAAACTTCAACACTAAGTATGGCGCCCTTGAACAACGCCTAAATACCTATGAAGTGCAAATGGCCTCAACGCGCCTGGAAGAACAGATCCAGGAAGCCGAAGCAAAATACCCAGATGTGCCCCGTCGCGCCATCCTTGAAGCTGTTGTAAGCGATGGCACTGCCAACGTCATGGACGTGGCAGAGCGCTATCAGACGTTCGTTAACCAACTCAGGGAACAGGCTGTTGCCGAGTACCTTGGGACCAATCCGGGGCAAAAGGCTGCGCCAAAGGTTGCTCCACGTCCTAAGAAGACGTCGGGCTCTATGGATCGACCGCCCGGTGAGGAAGGGAAGCGACATACCAACTTGAAGGACGCCAATAAGGCCCTTCTTAAATTCTTGGAAACAAACAGCATTTTCTAAAAAGGAACTAACTAATGCCTGCTACACTTACTACTTTCGAAAGCATCCTCAAGGAATTTTACCTTGGGCCGGTGATCGAAGAGATCAACAACGAGGTACTTGTCCTCGAACTCTTTGAGAAGGCTACGGTCGACTGGAATGGTCGCGTCGCTATCGTACCTGTCCATGTCTCGCGTAATACCGGCGTCAGCTTCGTTGCTGAGTCCGGTGCATTACCTGTGGCTGGAGATCAAGGCTATAGTCGTCTTCAAATTCACGCACGCTTCCAATACGGGCGCTTCCAAATTACTGGACCGGCTATCTCAGCCGCTCAGTCTGGCGGAAAGGGCTCTTTCATTGGATACGTTGACGCAGAGATGAAGAAGCTCGTCAATGACGTGCGTGATAATGGCAACGCCATGACAGTGAATGGATGCGAGGTTCGAGGGTTCCTCAATCAGCATCTTAATTCCGCTGCTCTCGGCGGAGGTACTGGCGGTGCTCAGAATCCGGCCCTTCTAGGTACTAACTATGTCGCGAATACGCTTGAGTACACCGGGGACTTCACGCCATTTCTAGGCGTTACCGCAACGGTTGCGACGTGGATTCCGATCCGCCTTATCCGTATGGATACCTTCCAGGATATTGCGGCATTCGATAGTACCGCTAACCTTTTAGTTACTGAGCCAAACTGGATGGTGAGCGGTTTTGATACCGCAGCTAGCACCATCACGATTTCGTTTGGTGCGGACATTGCTAATGCTCGGTGGCAAACTTCAGACGTGACTCCCGGCTTTGCCATTGCCGTTGGTCTGCGTTTCGCTCAAGCTGACAGCGGCCTTGGTGCCGTTGGTGTTAATATGACCGCTGCCGCTCAACTCAACGAGCCAAGCGGAATGTATTCCAACCTCGCCTCTCCTGGAACGGCAAGGGCCGGAGAAACGAATCCCAATGCTTACTTCTCGCTTACACGAGACGTTGGGTTCGGCGCTGCGGCAACGAGTGTTGGTCAGATGCGTGGCATCGTGTTGACACAGGCAACCGCGCTTACGCACCCGAGAACGCCCCTGACGCTGAACCGCATGCAGCAATGCATGGATGCGGTTCATTCTGACGGTGTAAACGTGCCCATAGTGGTGCTATCGACTCTGCCGACTACGACAGGTGGAGGCATTACGCCTAATGGCGGAGGTGGGGACCATGATTTGATCATGATGAACCCTGCCACACGTCAGCAGTACACCACCTTGCTCCAGGGTACCTTGTTTACCGGAACGGATAAGGCGCGAGGGGGAGATGGTGGCTTCTTGCAGTTGTCATACTCTGGTGTGACCATCAAGACGGGACGGGCGATCCACCGTGGCGCGCTTCTCTTTGTCCGTAAGGACACGTGGGCAATCACGGAACTTGAGGCACCTGGGTTTGCAGATCTCGATGGCAGCGTTCTGTCGCGCCTCGCGGGTGTCGACGCCTACGAGGGCTTCTATCGCTGGTACTGGAATCTCGTTTGCAAGCAACCCAACACCAATGTGCTACTCGTTGGTGTGAACGTTATATAGGCTAATTATAGGGGGCTCTACGGAGCCCCCTACTTTCTAAAGGAAAGACTCCCCTTATGTTTATTCAGACGACTCCACTGCGTTTTCTAGATGCTTGAAGTCTGCTCATGCATTACGCTGCTCTTGCTTGATGTGTATATGATTCAACTCATATCAGACCATATCAGGACGAGAGCCACCGCAAAAGAGGATCGGAAGCTAGATTCTGCCCTCGGAACACCGCCGTCATTCTTAGGCAAGGAGAGTTAGCATGGCCCTTGTTGGACTAAACCAGCCCCTCGGAACAAGTATGGCGCCCGTATCCATGACGCTCTCTCCAGATGAGGCGCCTCCAGCAAGTCCACAACAAGGGCCTCCACCATTGCGTGACCCCTCAGTTCTGGCCCTTCAGCAAGCAGCGATGAATCAACTGCAAAGCATGCCAACACAGCCACAGGGGGCTAACATCGGCGGATCTGTCGGCACCTTGATCGGAGGCATCGCAGGACTGGCACTCGGACAACCTGCTCTCGGAGCAGCAATCGGGGGTACCCTAGGCGGAGCCGCCGGAAATCTCATAGACGAGCTTTAACAAATGGCAAAATTTCCTCAAAATATGCAGGGCGCCTTGCGGGAATCCGCTAACTCTAAAAGAGAGTTCAAAAGGGCCTGGGATCTATCCCTTCTTTTTCTACAAGGCAACCAGTGGCTAAGCTATGACAATACGCTTGGCCGCTACGAGGCGGTGCGCCCAAAGAGTGGGACAAACACAAGGGTTACGGTTAACCTTCTGCTCAATATCTATCGAAACATATTGAGCCGACTTACCGTCAACTATCCCTCGATCGCCGTAGTGCCCGCCTCTGCGTCCACTGAGGACGTTACTAAGGCCAAGGCTACCGAGCTATTCCTTGAGTATCATTGGAACGCCGATGACGTCAAAGACAGGCTATCTAAGGCGTTCAGCTATTTGATCTCTAGCGGCACCGCTGCAATCCACACGTACTTTGATCCTGAAAAGGACATGGTAACAAGCGAGCCATTC